ACTTTTTTTATTAAATAACCTATCTCCCTCTAACAATATGTTATATTTAAGTGGTGATAATTTATCGTTATACTTCATAATAAATTCATCAAAGTCTGGCTGAACTGACATAGACAGTTTATCTGTGCCGGAGAATAATTCACCAGCAGAATATTTGCCTAATATAACTAAATTTAATTCTTCGTTATAATGACCATATAATTTTTTAAACTTAAAGTTTTTCCATGAACTAAAATTATTAAAAAACTGCCTGACTATCGTTGTCTTACCAACAGCCGGTTGCCCACCTATAGCTATACATTTAATTGACATAATCATTATAATCGTTTTTAAAACAATCCCATTCTTTATCCATCATTACTACCTGTCCTGTATTTAAATAAAAGTTTTGTTTATAAGGATGCAAACCAAAGTCTTTTGGGTTGTCCTCTACTCGTAGTTCTTTTGGTAATATCTCAATCCTCATATCCCAAAATAAACTAAAATTTTTGTCCCACATTGATTCAGCATATTTAATTCTATTATAGAACATATCGTTATATACGTTAGGGTATCTTCTATTAGGTCTGTGCATTGATTTGTAATTACATAATGCAGTTTCTAAACTGTAAAAACTTATATCATCATATTTGATTTTATCTTTGCACTCTTGTAACAATATGTCTGCTTCATCTTTAAGCCAATTAATTGTTTCTTTGCTATATGTTACTTTAGTTTTCCACCAATCTAAATCATCTCTGCCTAAAACTTTACACAATCCATTTCTATGTGACCGGCTACCTGATATATCTTCAAGCAATAAATCGTCACAATCAATGTTTAATCCTTGTATCTTGAGGAACTCTGTATATGAAAATGTTGATAATCTACCAAATGATAATAATTTATTCCTAACGAAATCCCATAACATTCTAAAGTTTTTGTATGGGTCATTATATTTTACTATGCTGTCAAATAGGTTTTGTTGGCTACCATGTTTATCAACATATTCTTTGTAACATTTAATGCAGTTAGTTAATCCTGTTTTACCTATCTTAAAGTATCTTCTATCTAAGTCCCAGCCTTTGCCAACTATGAATTTTTTATAGTTTATATTCCACCAATCATTAAATGTATCTACATTTAAATTATTTATATCTGGGAACAGTTCAAAGATTATCCACGAAGTTACTATGTTTTGAGTGCAACCATTTAAAAACCCTAACCAAAGTTTCTGCTCTGTATCTAATGAAAACTTTTTATTTAAGTAGGGGAAAGCTCCATAAACGAAACCGGCATGAGCTTTATACTTTAAATTAAACTCATATAATTTTAAAAATACTTCTCTCCTGTACTGAGGTAATCTAAAATCCATACCTTTCTGTAAGTCAGCAACTTCTTCAATATTATTTATTTTACAATAAGAACCTAAGTTATCCATACAAAACCTTCGCATTTATCTTCTAATGTAAAACTTTTATGTTCAATCTTTGTCCAGTTTGCTTTTGATGCCAATATATAATTAGCATTACTTCCTCTGTATGCTACTTTCTGAATTGAATAACCTGTATAATCAAGCAACCAATCAGACATAAATTCAAAATAATCTTCATAATTATTTAAACCATCTTTATTAAATTCCTTTTCATATCTTTTTTTGTGGATTGAAAGAGGGTATGTCCTAGCTGTATCAGTCCAAACTACATACTTAGGTTTACTATTAAATAATGCTAAGAAATTGCTCCATTTACCTCTTGATATTTGTATGATGCTGTTGTGAGGGAAATCACATACTTTTAAATCATAACTTTCATTATTTAATATTGACTTATGACCATCTTCATGCACGACTTCCATGTTATTTAATGTTTTTAATTGTTCGCAACAATCTTTATCTAAATCACCGACCTTATGGTTATTTGTATCTACAATGTTTTGAATTATTACAGAAGATATACCAGCACCTGCAAAATATTCTCTCACAGATAGCTTTTCATCTTGTAAATCATTTAACAACCATGATGTTGCCAAACATTTAGCTGAAACGAGTTTTTGTTTTTCTTTTACAAAGTGAAGATATGATTGTTTATGTTTCGTAATATTTGATTCATCTTTAACAGATGGACTCAAATAATAATCCCACTTGCTACATATCTTAGCTTGTTTCCATAATTCTTTTTCTAATTTCATCTGCTTTAACTTTTTCTTCCGGTAGTGCTACTTTTTTGGTTTCTGTTTTGGCTCTATCTAATTCGTATTGTTTTGTGCCACAATAAATCATTTTCTCTCTGTAATAACAAACTATTGATATTCTCTCAAAGTATGTAATTTTTTCAACTTCTGTATTCCCATGCACCTCATGCACATCAAATAATGCAACGTCACCATGATTGATGTCTAAGCCAACACCATATCTAGGTAATACTGTAACGAATCCATCATATTTACCTCTTGAGATAACACCTAAATTACCAAAACCTTCTTTTAAATCGCCTTTATCTTTATGGGCTGCAGTTCTAAAGTTTTTATTTACAGTTACTGTGGTAAATGCTGTGTCTTTAATTATAAAGTCATTTGATGAAGCATCAGCCATGTCTTTTTGAATTTTATACCTATGTGGTGCATACTGTTTAAAAACATCATTGACACACTTAATATACGGAACACACATATTATATTCATTAAAATATTTCTGTGAGAAAGCTGTGGTTCTGCAGTATGGTATTCTAGGGTATCTGTCCATGTAACCAATGACTGAACTATCAACCGGTATGGCTCTACTGGTTTTGGATAATTTACCATTATTTAATAAAGACCTGTACATATTACCATTTATTTCACCGATAGTGTCATGTGCTATTTTATCACCCACTTTATATAAACTACCAACGTCTCCGGCTGCAGCACCTCTGTTATTTGTTGGTGAAACTGCTTTTCTAAATGGTGCTCTAGCTTTTTCTAAAGTATCTGCCGGTACAACATTCTTTTTTAGTACACATAATAAATCACCTTTTTCATTAAACACTTCTGTGTCCTCTGTAATATGATGATGAATTAAGTCTTTCTCTAAAAATGTGCCAATTAAATTATTAGCATCTTCTTCAGACATAACCGGATTTAATTTAATACTTTTCATACTTAGTCCTTTTGACGTTGTTCCTCATTTAAGACACAGTACATGACTGCATCTGATATGTTATCAATGTTATTATTATCTTTCACCAAGTCAATAATTTCTCTAAATCTTTTTTCATGTTCCGGCTCATAAAATAATTGAATCATTTTAACGTCATTTATTAAATGATTAGGATCATCACTTGCATCAACTGGGTCAAGTATTTGTATTTCCTCTTTTGCGAACATACTATCTAGTTCTTCACTCGTAAAACCTGTCAAATTAAGGTCAACGTCTAAATTTAATAAAGTATTAAGTTCTTCTTGTAATGCAGTATAATCCCAACCGGTTTCTTCATTAATCCTATTATCTGCTATTCTGTATGCTTTAGCTTGTTCTTCTGTAAAATCACCAACTACTACAGGAACTTCTTTCATCCCTAAAGTAGCACTGGCTTGAAACCTAGTATGTCCAACAACTATAATATTTTTTTTATCAACGACTATAGGTTGCTGAAACCCAAACTCTCTTATACTATTAGCAACCATTTTGACTGCCTTATCAGATATTTTTCTTGGGTTTTTCGCATATGGTTTAATGCTTTTTATATCTACATTATTTACTTTCATTTTATTCCCCTAAGTAATTTTCGTCTATTTCTGTATACACTTTGCTTATATTATCAAACTTAAAGAATTTTTGTCCAATATGACCATAAACTCCTTGCTCTCTAATTTTTCTTGTTATTATCCTTGTAGTGTCGTTTTCAAAGTCCCTGTGAACTACCAAGCCAACATCTGCCATATTTGCCCAATGTGCAGACCCACTTACTTGATAAAGGTCAGGAGGAGGAATCATACCACTATCGTTCCTATGTAATTTATGAGGGTGTGCAACCATCCACACAACCAACTGATGATTTCTAGCAAACTGTTGACACTTAGCAATTATATCTCTTATGTGTTCATCTTCTCTTTTAGCATAATCTCTGTCTGGTGATATTTGATTAAATGGGTCAATAACCAAACCTTTAATGCCAAACCTTTGTTTTGCTAGTTTTGCTTTACTTAAAATAAATTCAATGTTGGGTATTTCTTCTGTATTTTCAATAAAACGAAAATGATCATCTAAAAATTCTACACCCTCATTTAATTCAGTTTGGCTTATTCTTGCATTCATACCTATATCAAATGGCTTTCTACATCTTTTTTCAAGCAAACGTCTAATGTGATTAGGTGTTGAATGTTCCGGACTAAATATAGCAAAGTTCCAATCTAGGTTTTCAGCAAGGTTCAATAATATTTGATCAAGGAAATTACTTTTGCCATGATTGGGTATACCTGTAACCAGATTAAATGTGCTTGGCATTATTTTATATATTTTGTCTAGTTCTTTAAAACCGGTGCTAAATGCTTTTTGCTCATTACCATCATAAATATTTTGTACTGCATC